TTATCTGAACTGATAAAGTAACAGCATCAGAATCAGTCCTACTGTTGGTACTATATAGCGGAGGCTTAATACCGCCTTGTCTGTATATTTGGTATTGTATCTGTTGTTTTGATATTTTTCCAATAAAACGTCTATTCTTTTTTTGTTGTAATGTAGATAGATGATAGGCCAGGGCAGAAAACAGCCGATTATCCCTATTATTATTCTTGTTCTCCCGGATGTACTGGGTAAAAAGAAATCTCCAGTTAAGAGAAACGACAATATCAGCGCAGCAAACAAATAAACCATTGTAACAACTTCAGCCAATACACATGTTGCCCCAAAACGAGGAAATTCCTCATTCTTGATGGAAATCAGATAATACCTGTAAAACAGGTAATCAATAATCTTTTTCATAAGCTGTTGTTCTAAAATCTTGATTTATTTTTGTCAGGCATATAGTCGCTGGTAGCCATTTTAACGCATAGAAAATTTTGTATATCGCTATATATCAGCATTTTAGCGAAAACAATCAGCAAATTTTCAAATCAGCAAATAGTATAAAAACGGTTAAAAAGTGGTCGCTGGTGGCTAATAATATGGTATATTATGGTATATTTGGGGATATTTTTCAGCTATAAGTCAGCAAAAGCAAAGCAAAGATTATGGCAAAATCAAAATTGCGCCTTGATACCCGGCGCAAACTCAAAGACGGCACATATCCCGTGCAAATCGCCGTGGGGTATGGTACAAACCTGTATCTCGCCACGGGCATTTTCCTGTCCGCTGATGAATGGGATAGCACTACCAGCCGGGCCACAGGCAAAAGCGCAAAGCGCATAAACTCGGTGTTAGATACGCTGCTTACCCGTGTGGCAAACCGCATCTTAGAACTGCGCGAAAACGGCCAGTGGGGTAATCTTACCGGGCCGCAACTGCGCGAAATGCTTACCGACTTGGATTTGGAAAGTCCTACTGTCGGTGTTCCTACCCTCGGCACGCTGTTTGAAACGGTCATCGCCACAAAGACCGGCGGCACTAAAACACTATTTGAACAAACACTAAAGAAACTGACTGCCTACTGTAACCCCTACCAGATACAGTTTGGAAAGATAACGAAACTATGGATAGACGGCTTTTATAATTCCCTGCATGGTCTGTCAGTAAACAGCCGGGGTATGCACCTGCGCAACCTGCGCAATGTCATTAACTATGCGCTGGATGAAAACATAACGCAAAACTACCCCTTCCGAAACTACCGCATACCGTCCGAAGAAACGGCCATGCGCGTACTGCCGGTTGAGAAAATGCGCCAGCTGCTTAAACTCCAGTTGTCGGCATACGACACAGAATATAGGGATATGTTTATGCTGCTTTTCTATCTTATTGGCATTAACATGGTGGATTTAGCCACGCTTACCAAAGACAATATAGTGGACGGTAGGTTAGAGTACAGACGTGCGAAAACAGGCAAGTTCTACAGTATTAAGATTGAGCCGGAAATACAGGAATTGTTAGACCGATACCGGGGCAAAAAACACCTGCTGGCACCGTTCGACACATACGACAATTACAAAGACTATATGGCACATCTTAATGCGGCACTGCGAAAGATAGGGCCGGTTAAGACGGTAGGCGGCAAGCCGCAGTACACCAAAAACCACCTGCCGATAATGTCGCCCATTGAGCCTGCTATTACATCATATTGGGCGCGGTACTCGTGGGCTACATACGCCGCAGACTTGGATATACCAAAGGACACTATCAGTGAGGCTTTGGGCCACGTTCACGGTTCAAAGATAACCGGGGTGTACATTAAGTTTAGCCGGGATAAGATAGACGCTGCAAACCGCAAAGTAATAGACTACGTTCTGCATGGTACAAAATGAAATAAACCGCGCCGGCCCTCACGGGTTGGTGCGGTCTTGATTATGGAAAATCAGAATTTGCGTTTAAGGTACAGGAAAAGCCCCCACAGGATAGCCGCTATGCAGCATAGACGGCCCACCCATATAAAGCCCTTATCATACCACCTTAACTGCTTTTCGATATATACCGGCTTTTCCATCCTAACACTGTCAGTGCGTACCACCACCAGTGTATCTATGCGCCAACGCTCAACGCGCAAAGTATCGGTAAGCCTTTCCAGCTTGTATCTGGTTCGCTCTACATACTTGGTAACGGTATCGCCTTTTTCATAAATATAGATACTGTCACGCTGGTATATGCTATCACGTTGCAGCATTACCCTAAACAGGCTATCCAGTCTGTGTGAAGCATTGTATGTGCTATCCTGCTGCATTTGGTAAGTCGCTTTTCTTGCCGTGGCGCATCCTGCCAACAGCAGGACGCAAACCAGCCATGCTAAATGCTTCATAGGCTACAGCTCTGTTTGTACGTTGAAACACGGACACGCTTTGTTTGCATACTCATTATGCCCATGTACGGTTATGCCCGGATATTCTTGTTTGAGCTGCGCAACCAAAGTACGCAGCGCGGCTTTCTGCTGGGGTGTCCGGGTGTCTTTGGCTTGCTTATTGTCGGCGGTCATGCCACCGATATAGCACACGCCGATACTGTTAGCGTTCTGCCCCTTGCAGTGCGCACCGATTTTGGCGACATCGCGCCCCTTGTGTACGCTGCCATCCCGGTATATCACATAGTGGTAGCCTATGCAGTCAAAACCACGGTCACGGTGCCAGCGGTCTATGTCCTCTACTGTGTAGTCTTTCCCCTCCGGGGTTGCGCTACAATGTATTATCACCTTGTTTATCTTTCTCATTTTCGTTACTGTTTATAGGTTCGTCACTTGGTTTACGTTTCATATCCTCCTCGGTCAGTATTGCATCCGGGTGGTCTTTGGCATATTCGCCGCGCAGCAGCTTGCGTAATCGGCATTTGTCGTTAGGGTTCAGCCGTTGCAGGCATTTATCGTCCGGCTGCAAACAAACGTGCTTTTCGGCTTCTTTTAGTGCCAGTTCCAGTTCGCCTTTTTCCTGCATCAGCTTTAGGCGGTCATTTTTCAAAGTGTCTATTTCCGTGTACAGTTTCGCCACCTGTTTTTTAAGTTCGTCCACTTCGCACTGCACACGCTTGTAATCCTCTATCAGTGCCTCCCGTTCCACCTTGAAAGCGTTTGCATCTGCTATCCGGGCATTAGTTTTGCGGTTCAGTAGGTATTTAATCGCCTCCCATCCACCTAACGCCGTCACCAGTGCCACCACTGTAGTTATAATCTCTTTCATTTGTCATGCTTGTATAGCGTTAATATAATCTGGTTATCTTGCTGCTCTGCAATTACCAGCCAGTGTTTGGCAAGCGCTTGCACTAATTCTGTGTCTAACCCGGATAGGTGCAGCACGGCTTCCGGCTCTCTTTTGTCAATAGTCACCATCTCTTATGCGTTGTAGGGTTATCGTTCTTTTCTTGTATTTCTTCTTAATCACCACCGTATCGAAGTGGCCACGGATATAAACCCACTTAAACGCCTGCGGCTCTATCATCTTTAGTATCTTTCGCCGCTTGCCGTATTCGTTGGCGTGTCGCATGAAGCCCAGATAACTATTTATGCTGCTAACCGCGTGTTCCACTTCCTCTATGGTGCCGGCCCGGTTGAGCCTGCGCACTGCCATAACAAAGTTTTTCAGCGTGCGGTTGCAGACATATATACGCTGTTTCTTTACTATGTTCCCGGTAAACTCTACGCCTTTCGTGTAGTGCTGGATATAGAATTTGTGAGGGTGCAGGGTCAGACCGTATTTAGCCAGCAGTCGCCTAATCTTCGGCACAGCTGCTAATATCTTCTGTTTATCCACATCCACTATGTAGAAATCATCTACATACCTGCCGACATAGACAAAGCCTAAATCATTCAGCAGATACCAGTCCAGAATGTTAAGCAGGAAATTTGCGAAGTGCTGCGCAAACAAATTGCCTATGGCTACGCCCAGCCCATCGCCATTTGTAAACAGCGATTTGTTAGGCGGCAGATAGTTCCAGTAGTGCAGTGGGCTGTGCCGTTCGCAGTGCTTTTCCGGGCTGTGCAGGATAACCACACGGCACAGATAACGCACATCCTCCACGTCATCGCCTTTGTAGTATTCGGCCACAAATGCGTCTATCATGTCGGCTAACATCGCTTTGTTTATCGACATGAAAAAGCCCTGCAAATCCAGTTTGGCTACATAGCAGTCACGGGTGTAGTTCCGGCTGCACTCTTTTATGTCGTTATAAAGCATGGTAACGCCGTACAGCTGCCCTTTACCTTTCCGGCAGTTGAACGTGCGCGGACTAAACACCTGTTCAAAAAGCGGCTCTAACCGTAGGGCTATCCAGTGGTGTACTATCCTGTCCTCAAAAGTGGCCGCAAATACTTCTCGGTATCGCGGGCGCGTTACGACAAAGCAGATAGACTTACCCGGCTGGTAGGTACGGTTATTGATACGGTCGCGAAGTGCTATTAACTTGCTACCGTAGTCTATTTCGTACATTATGGCACTGGCTGTTCTCCGCTTGCTTTTGCGGCAGTCAAAATATGCCTCTAACATTCCGTCCGTTGTAACCATATCCTCTTTATCTACTTAGTGTGTTGGTATATCCGTAAAGGTGCTGAAACGGGCCTAACCCTATTCTGGTTCGTAGCCTTAGTATTCCAGTTGTTCGCGTTGCCATTGTTGAGGTTCAAATTCCACGCATTGGTCGTGCTGTACTCGCAACTCCGTGCTGCACTTGCTTGGTCTTAACTATAAAAGATAGTGCGCAGCCCATTTTTACAGATAACTTGCACGCTCGGTTAGTCGTAACTTTCCAAATCTGGCATTTACTCGCTATCCATGCTGCTGATAACCTTTAATAGTGAGTTCTTCCACGCAGTAGATTGTTTGCCTATCGCGTCCGTCAACTCGATAATATTTGCGTGCCTGCTTCTGCCTAATATCCATTTCCTTTCACCTGCAATGCGCAGCAAAGTTTTCAATACTTCAAACTCGGACTGGAAATTTACTAAATGCTGTATGCGCACTTGCTTGTCGCGGTTGATGTACGCAGCCGATATTTCGCTGATTAAGTCCACACCTATATCGTGCATCTTGTTACCTATGCTGAATTTATAGGCGCGCGGAAAGCTCGGCGTAATATCCAGTATTTCATCTAACAGTTTACGGCAGTCTAAATATATCTGCGTGTTAGATACCAGTTTCGATTTGTTCATATCTCAATTTTCTTGCGCTTTGCAGATAAAAGGAAATTTCTTTGTCTTGTGCGGCTACCGCCGCACTTTTAAGGTTAAAGTTTAACTACTAACTATTGTAAAAATGCTGAAACGGGCCTAACCCTATACTGGCTCGTAGCCTTAGTATGCCAGCCGCCCGCGTTGCCACCGCCGAGGTACAAACCCCACGCATAGGTCGTGCTGTACTCGGTACTACTCCAGTATGCGGTTTCTGCCAACTGCGTAGCACCGTTAATCAGCGATAGTGCATAATTGATTTTGCGCATATTCGCATAAATCATCATCAACTCACCCAAAGACGGCAGCCACCAACGCCCGGCGGTCAGTCCTTTGCCGTTTGCATTTGCCCTGCTGTAGGCGTGGCAAAAGCCCGGCGCATAGCTTGTCGTGTTGCACTCGCTGTGCTTCACCTGCTCGGCTGTACTTGTTTTTCCTGCCCAGTCATCCAATGCGGTTAATCGGTCTGTGGTAGTTTTGCCGCCTGCACTTACCGCTGCACTGCTCCATGTCAGCGTAGCTTCCGTAGGTGCTACCACCAGCATTTTGCCGCCCTCTACGACTAACACGCCCTCGGCTATCTCGCCGCTGCTTTGGTAGCTTGCCCACTTGTGCGGTTTTACCGCCATCGGATAGTCATCACTGTTACGGTGGAACATGATAAATACGCCGTCATTCATGGCGTTTAAGTCCATGCCTGCCAATAACGCCGATTTGAGGTTCGCCAGTGATACCCTTGTTACATTGCCATTACCATCAGTCAACGGTATATACTGGTCTGTGTTCACGGTTGACACGGCAGATACTGCCGCCAAAGTTTTTGTTTTTTTTGTTGCCATAATCTTTTATCTTTAAGTTGTTTACTCTCCTGTAAATATGCCCTCTATCGCATACCAATTGCCGTTAATGCTTTTGAATTTACACATAGCATTCGGACACATATACGCGGTTGTTCCTTTGTAGTTTTTGTATTCCGCATCTTGGCTTTCAACGGTAACAGATTTTATCGAACTGCCATACGTGGCCACTTGAAAGGCATTTGCTTTTATATACAGATTATCACTGCTTTGCGCCTGTATAAATGTCATCTTATCGACATTCCAGTTTGTTACTTTTGTGAACACCTGTATTTCCAAACCGTCATAATCGGCGGCTTTGGGCAGTACGATAAACCTTGTGTTTGTAGGCTCATTTATAAAGTAGCAGTTATATGGCGCATTCACGGGGTCTATCGTGTACGTCCTACTTGACGCAGATGTTACGGATAGTGTCGGGCCGTAAAACAAGTTAGCCGTAATAACGCCGCCCACCTTTACGTTTTTGAAAGTGCCATTGTTGCAAATTACATTCCCGTCTTTGGCTTGGAAAATGATATTGCCGTTGCTGTCTTTCATGTCGATAACTTCCACGCCCAGATTTTTAACAAGCGCATAAGTTGTCAACAGGATTTTTGTTGCAACCAATTCTATTTTATCGCCTAATTGCCAATACTTGTTAGTTACATCAGCCGCACTTCCCGGATAGTTTGACGCTGTTTTTGCATGGCTTTTGACACAGCTGTAATAGTTATTGTTATAAAGTACAACATCTTTCCAGCTCTCATCTTCTCCGCCTGCTTGGAAAACATAGCCCACAGAACAGTCTGCCCACGCTTGCGGCCCTCGAAGCACTGCGCCTTGCTCTCCTTTGTCTCCTTTGTCTCCATCTTTTACCGTTTTAATAACAACAGTGCGTGTATGGTCTATGCCTTTATATGTTATGGTAAATGAAAGCTGGATGTTTGCACTCGTATCCGCGTCAAAAACAAAAAAATGAAAAAAATAATATCCGCTGGCCGTCCAATTCCATTTTACACCGTCCGGCAAAGTCTCAAGAAATTTTGTGCACAGAAAGCCATCCGTGCTACCATCCTTGTATGGTATTTTTTCGTTCCCATCCGTCACAGAGACGGCAATGATGTATATCGCGCCGCTTGCTGCTGTTTTCTTATGCAAAATTACTGACGGATTAACAGCAATGTCAAGCGCATTCGCGCCGGGGTCTCCTTTATCCCCTTTGCGAATGAACTTAACCACCTGTGTTTTAGTCGTACCCATATTCTAATCTACGCTTGTGATAGTTACCGACACATCGCCACCGGCTTGCTGACAGTGCGCTCGTGTCACTGTTTGGCTTGCTTTAGGCGTATCCCTGTCCGTATTGAGGTAAACGCCCGCCGCGTCTTTCAACACGAAATAAAACTGCGTATCTAAAGCCTTAGTAGATGTGCCACGTTTGACTACTACCGGCGTATAGGTCACTTGCCCGTTACCTGTCGTATCTTCGGTTATCGCCTCATCTTCTGGGTCGGGATGTGGGTCTATGTCGTAGGGGTCGCTTGCATCCATCACGCCTTGAATGTCCGTGCCTATTTCGGCACCAGACCTATAAACGTGTACACGATACTCGCCATAGGTGTTAATGTCGTTGCCTGAAACGGTCAGTGTCTGGCTGGTCTTACCGCTTAATTCTTCCCAGCCGGTTGCGCCCATCTTTTCCCACTTGTAGGTCAAATCCTTTGTCAGTGCGTTACCGCTCTGATATGCCATCGCTTTAAGAATACAGCTGCCGCCCTTGTCGGTTATAACGAAATTCTTTGTGTCGCCTGCCGCTATAGTGACGTGGTAGCTGTTGCCTGTCGCCTGCTGCACCGGGATAGTGTAGGTAGCTTGTATTTGGTCGCTCTGCGTGCCATAGCTGACTGTCGCCACCATCTTAATAACAGCAGGGGCATAGCCTGCCAGTTCCGCAATGTTTTTAAGAATTTGCAAACCATAATACATTTGGTCGCCGCTCGGTGCTACCGTCTTGAAAAAGCCTGCGAAAGTGCCTGTGGAGACACCGCCGCTGAAACTAATCTTTTGGTCGTTAAAATAATACTCCATCGCGTCCGGGTCTGCTACGCCCTCTGCTACACGGCTGCTGGTGCAGACGAAGTATAACACGGGCTTTAGTGTTTCAAAATCCGGGTATATGGCGGTAACATCGTTAGTCGTACCCTCGTACTCTTGGTACAGGTCACCGCTGGGCGACATGATAACAGCCGTGTAAGTTCCGGCCTTGCTGATAAACTTAATGGTTCTGCTGGTGCTTGCTGTACTCATCGTTAAGCCTCCGTTTCTTCGTTAATGGTTGTGGTTGTTCCTGCTACGTCTGCGGTTTCTTCCGTACTGTCAGTGTCGGTAGTTTCCTGCGCATCCTCTGCCGTGTCCGGGCTTTCCGTTTCGGGTTGTTCCTGCGCTTCATTCTCCGCATCGTCTGGCTCCTGCGTTCCAGCTTCGGTTTCTTCATCCGCTGGACTTTCGCCATCTTCGGTTTCATTGCCCAGTATCGGTATCTCTGTTTCATCACCCATGCCGGTATCTTCTGCCGGTTCCTGCGCATCCTCTATAAACCGTGGGTCAGTGGCGATAGGCAGTTTTCGCAGCACTGTGCCGTCCTGCTCCTCTCTTGCCTCGTGCGCCTGTAGGGATATGCCGCCGATTTGTGCCAATATGCTCGGCAGTTCGGTTAGCCTGCCAAATGCAAGCATATCAGCCTGCCAAAGCAGATAATTACCATCCGCAACTTGGTTGCGGTCATTCTCTAATCTTAGGTGTCTTGCCACCTTTGGATTTGCTTTAATGTAACGTGCCATATAATCAAACTTTTAGTGAATAACCATAACTGCGCCGTCAGCGTCACACATAACCGCGCCGTCGGCGTTGTCTGTAAGCGCGCCGACATACCCCCGGTCTTTAACATCCAGACCGATAACAGCCCCGTAATTTTCATCCATTTTGGCTGTAGGGATTATCGGGCTTATGCCGTGTGCCACCAGTGAATAACTTAGGCTTCCGCTTGCCTTGTTTGTGGCTATGTACCACAGTGGTAACAGTTCTTTTTCCGCGTCCTCTATCTCTCCGTTAGTGGTTCGGATAATGGCTGTTGGTGCTATGCTTAGTATGCCTGCCGGGATGTTGTATGGTACGCCCGTCATTTCATACTCATATTTCGGTATGCGCCTAACGAAACTGATAACCGCCTGTGGGCTTGCATCGGTCAAAGCCACGCTGCCGGGGTTGCCGTCTGCGCTATATTTAACCCTGCACCGCAGATACATTTCATTACCCATCAGACGTTTGTTCACCGTCACCGTGTTGTCATCATTAACGGTTATGTCGTAATCCATCACCGCGTCTGTTTCGGCTTCATGCCAGCTGCCATCTTCGCCCATCACTTCCCATACCAGCGCATATTTGCTGCTGGGGCATACTTGGTCGCCCAGCCACACGGTAGCCGCCACGTTCTGTGTCTGTCCGTCAGCCAAAGGATTAAATATGGTTTGGCCTGCCGCGTCCAGTTCTACCCTTATCTGGTCTGCCGCACTGCTACAGCTTATTAAGTAGCTGCCTTGGATAATCATAACCTGCCCGTTACGGCTATCCACATACTCGGCATAGAACACCAGCGTAATAGGTATTTTCGGCTCGGCGTTCTTCTTCACTCTGATACGCCCTGCATCGCCGCCGCTGGTGGTTATCTCATAACTGGCGTTGTTCGCATCTATCAGCTTCTGCGTGCCGTCTATGTTCTCATACCAGCGTATGTTTGTCAGCGCATGGTTAATGCGTCCTGCCGCTAACACTTCGTCTTTATCCAGTATAGATACAACCGGCTGGATAATTAGCGGTGTCAGTGTATAGTCCGGCGTATATTCCTGCGTGTCGGTGCTGTAGTTCTGCTTGTCCGGCACGCTTCCCACTACAGCAAATGATATTTGCAGTTGTAGCGGCTTCCAGTTAAAATCAAATCTTCTTGTTTTCATATCGCATACCTTTCTACTAATACTCGAAAACTGCGCTTTCGGTACCAGCTTCATTACCCATACCATCACGCAGCGTAACTGTCGCTATGAATTTCAGCGTTTTAGGGATATACCCGTTAAAGTCGCAGTCCGCTACCGTTAGGTCTATAGACTTGCCCTCGTTGGCTCGCTTTAACGCCCATGCCGTATCGGACGCTACACGCTCGTTACCGTCCGCATCCTCGCTGTATCGCGTCCACTGCACATCTGCGTCCAGTATGTCATCTGTTATATCTATGTTGTACAACTTGGCTATGATAGTAAGTGTCAGCGCAAACCTATCGGGGTCAAATAGGTAGTCCGTTTCGGCAAACTCTACGGTAAACTCCGGGTTGCCCTCTATCATCGCCCAGTCGGTGTTATTCCATGCCGGGGCCGTCTTTGTGCCGGTCTTGGCGCATCGGTACTTGCACCCCATATACCACACGTCCGAAATCTCGTACTGACCCGTGGTAGGGTTCAACGCCTTGCAGTAATAATCCGCATCCGCGCTCCACTGGCCCCGGTCTATTATCTCGCATACTGGCTGGCCTTGATAGTCTATGCGTATAATGTCCTGCACTATCAGTCCGCGCGCATACACATAATCCTGCCCCTCGATAATAGGCAAGTCCATCGCTAACAGGAACTCCGGCAATGTGCCGAAAGTCGCACCGTAGTTAGTGCTGTCTATGATAGGTTTTGTTACCCCGGTAAGCCGTACTATACGTCCCTCGGTGCTGGATAGGTATATGCAGCTCTGCCGTTTTGTGTCGGTCTGGTTTCCCCACCGGGCTATCTTCATCATTTCGCATGGTGGGTAATTCGTTCCTGCCGGTACTTCGCTATCCGGGTATAATGTCACCTCGATATAGTTGTTAGCAGTGTTCACACTGTTTACACGCATCCAACTGGTGTAATATACGCCACTTCCAGTAGCCAGCGTGTTAATGATACCTTTTAGCACATTATTAGGGTACTGTGCCGTAAAATAGCCCTCCCATTTACTGCGCAGATGCAGGCCGTAGCAATTATCGCCCAAATCGTCCACGCTCTCTATGGTATCGGCTTCCGTCAGTATCTGGTCGCCCTCTATGGCTGATAGGCGATTTATTATCAGCTCCATGCACTCAAAGTAGCTGCGCACCCGGACGCTTTCAAATTCGGCGTTCCCTAATTCGTCTATGCCTGCGCCCTTTCCTGCGTACAGGGACTTAATAAACTCGCCAAACTGCGCACCGCCTTTGAATAAGGACAACCCCAGCACGGTAAGCATTTTTTCAAAGGTCAAATTACCTTTTGCCACGTCATCTGCCAGACGGGATAAAAACTGCTCCCTAACCGGGCTGTCCTCGGTTAAGTCATAGGCCATGTCCGCAAAACCGGCTTTTACTTTCTCGGTTACTTGTTCGGTAGTCAGTTCGCCTGTTTCCTCATTCTCCGTTTCCCGTATCTGGGTCAGATACAAATACCCCTGCCGGTCAGTAGATATTTCATTTAGTGCCGATAAATTGCCGTGCGTATGCCCATCGCCTATGCTGGTGCCTCCACTGCCACTGCCTCCATTTACTACCACGGTAGTAGCCCCACCGCCTATACCTTGCTCGCGCAGTCTTTCACTGCGTGGTCTTGGTGTCCGTAATGTTATTTTGGATGTGTATTGCTTCATATTATTCTACTTCTTCTATGCTTTCATACTCATCTGGTCTAAATTCGCAGTATTCCGCATCCGTGCAGTCGGCTATAACGTCCTGCTCATCGCTCATAAGCATAAACCGTTTATCGCCTTGGTTCTGCTCCGTATAGTAATGCAGCCCGTCATCTATAACAGCCTCGCCGGATAATGTCGTTTTCCTGTCTGCATATTGGCTATAGATAGTGCCTATAAGCAATTTTTCCGGGTGGTCTGTAATACCAGCGCGTCTTAACTCTTGTAGCTGTTCACCCGTACTGGTACGGTGATAGCACCCTTTGGCCGTAGGGCATATAGACGCGGCAGTGCCACATACGGTATCTATACTTATTTCCTCTTTAGCCGCCTTATTGATATAGCCGCTATATTCCACATCCTCTAACTCTGCCTCGTCAAACACCAAATTGTTATTAACGACATCTACCATCGGGGCTTTATACAGGCACCAGCGCAGCAGCCCATAAATACCGCTCCTATCCCATTGGCTATCCGTGCTGCCAAATGCACAGTTATCTACTTTCTGCCCATAGTCATAGCCTAATATGCCGGATTGTATCTGTATTTCCAAATACCCTGCGACTGGTGGGTATGGCAGATATTCGCCATCGTCCATTTTCTTAAAACTTTCGTATATCTTCGTTCCCATTCGTCCACCTCTCCCATCTGGTCGGCCTATACATTGACGGTTTCTTTTCCACCCCCTAATACCTGCGTCTTCGCCTAAATCGTTTGGGTTATAGTATTCCAACCAAAAATCGCCGCCCGGGTCTGCGCCAGATACCCATTCACCCTTGCTGATACCTATGTGGCCCGTAACTGCCCCTGCCGCCGTTTTTTTATTGCTATAATGATATAAGGCATTCCCGTAAATATCATATAGTGTTACTTTTGCAGGGATGAAAACAAAACCGCTACGTGTTTTTACCAAATGGTCGTTGCCCTCATCGTTACTGCTCGTACTGCCAGAAAAAGGATTATATCTTGCATCTATCAGCACTTCTTCCACTATGCGTACCCGATATTTTTTTGCAGTATCATTATCCAATTTTGGTAAAAAAACACGATTTGTGGTAAGTATTTCGTCGTTGCCAGATAACCCAGCGTGCGGTACGCTACTATGTATTTTCCATTGTGGCCAACCAGTATTAATTCCGCCATGCCCACCAGTACGGAAAGCATACGCCACACCTGTTGTTTCAGACGCTCCACCCGTAACTGGTAAAACGTGAAAATACATACATCCGCTACCTATACTTTTCAAGCCAAAACCTTTTCTATGTATAAATATAGTAAAATCTATAAGTGAATAATCCGGAACGGATTCTATTCGGTCTAAATCGTAGTCCGGATAGTAGCTGTAATACTCGCCAAATTCTGTATCGTAATCGACGCCAGCTGTTAAGTTGATATGTCCTATATCATATTTACCGCCATACTCTATTTCATCCTTAAAAATCTGTGCGCTGCTGTATGAACTGAAAGACACGATAATGTTATTAGCCACTTTATCCGTTCCCATCGTCTGACTGTCACCATCCCACTGTATAACCTTTGCAGTGCCTTTGGTGTACAGACCGTTTAAGTCATACAGATAGATAGTACCTGCACGCTGTACTATACGGATAGCCAACGGCTGTAAAATACCCTCCAGCACTTCATATAGGGTTGAGGCTTCGCCGTCCTCATCCGTAAAATTTTCAGACCTTACCGATATGCCGCCATTTATTATGCTTATTCCATCAGTAAATGTAGTGGTGATGTGCTTGGTATCAATGCCACTATACAATATGCAGCTACGCTGTAAAGCGTATGTGACAATATCGCGCAAAGTCTGTATGCCTGTCAAATCATACTTAATGCGGTCTAATATGCCAAAATCGCTAAATGTCAAACTGACTTCATAACCACTGGCTGTTTCGTATGGTTCTTCGTAAAATTCCGGGTCTAATGCTCCGCTCCAGTACAGGATATTGTTTTTATAGACATCCATACGGATACGCCCTACCTCGATAGTATATAAATCTTCGTATGTCCTATCGCCCGGACTGACTATTTTAAGCGTAGCGTTACTACCTAATACCACCGTTTCTTTATCCTCGCGCTGCCACTCCAGTATTAACGGCTCATCCGCTGGAAATTCCAAAGCACCAACAGTGGCAAATGCTGCGTCCGCTTCCTGCATAATATCTACACGCCATACCACACCGGCACGGCTTACAAATTCACCTGTATGTCTTAGATACTTCATATTAACTGCGTTTTGTGATATTGTTTTCTTTGTTCAATATACCTACCAGCGTGCGCCCTTTAATCTCAAACTCAACCCTGCCGAAATCAACGTTTGCCGGTTCTTTAAGCATACCGCGCAGCTTATCCAGTGGCGCGATAACTTCCGGGTTTCCACTGGCTCCGGCATATTCTCCCACCATCGCCAATGTAGGGCCGGACGCTATACCACCCTCGGCCAACATAGGAACACCAGCCGCAGCAACCACGGCCAGCATGGACGCAACAAAACCGGCACCTATGCCAAAACCGACAAACGGTATCGAAGCGTGTGCGGCCATATATTTTGCTGCCGCTAATTCTTTCCAGCTCGCGGCCTCTAATTTATTCGCAGTAATTATAGCCGCTGAAGCTGCGGCATTAGTTGTGGCGGATGTGGCACGGACTGTGGCTTCCGTAGTTTCTGCTGTAGCCTCTACACCTTTCGTGGCGGCGTGTGCAGCACTTGCACCTGTTAGTAGGTTAATTATTCCTACAACAGTCTGTATGCCCTCGTATAAACCTATGAAGCCATCCACAATACCTGTTACCAACTGCCATGCGTTGCCGTTGCCTTTCAGCGCATCTGTTATTCCCTCTATGCTACTGCCGATATTTTTAATGCCTCCCCAGCCTTGCTGTAGGGCCTTTTCAGTGCTAATAGCGACTTTTTCAGTTTCTTTTCCAGCGTTCCTAATCGCATCGGCTTTTTCGTTCCATGCCTCTATTTGCCGGTTAATCAGTGCGGCTTCGTCTATAGTGGCTGTCTGTAGTTGGTCGTTAAGTATCTGGATATTATCGCCTATCTCCTGTAGCGTGTTCGCGCTTTCGTTTACTTCTGTCGGTTTTCCTGCCTCCTTTATCTTACTGGCGTATTGTTCCCACAGCTTTATTTCCTTGTTTATTTCAGCAGCCCTTTCCTGTGAGGCGGTTTGTAGTTCCTCGTTTAGTGCTTGTATATTCGCCTCAAATCCTTTTAATGTCGTTGCGTTTTTATCATACGCACCGGCTAAATTATTTACATCCTCGGTCGTATCTTCAACCGCTTTTCCGGCATTTTCTATCACATCAACTTTTTGTTGCCATAGTTCTATTTCCTTGTTTATTTCAGCGGCTCTTTCAAGTGACGCAGTTTGCAACTCCTTATTAAGTGCCTGTATATTTTCGTTATATTCTTTTAAGTTGTCCGCTGCGGCATTGTACACTGGTTCTGCTTTTTCTGTACCCTTGCCAGCCGTAGCGGTAGGCGTATAGTTGTACCTGCCCGTGTCCGTCTTTCCACCGCTTAAATCCATCTTAGGGGCTTTGGTCTTAGGGCGCGACACATCTACAGTTACCTCCACTTTCTTGCCGCCTAAGCCCAATATGTTTTTAAGCCATTCCCATGCCTCCTTACACTTTTCTACCAGCCACTCGAAAGCCTTTGCTAAACCATTCATAATGGCATTTGCCAACGGCTTAATGCCCTCCCAGACCTTATCAACGATTTTTCTAAAGCCCTCACAATTTTTGTACGCAGCTATTAACCCGGCTATCAACGCCCCAACAGCGGTAATGATTAAGCCGATAGGGTTAGCCGTCAGCACCAAATTAAGCACTTTTTGTACGGCAGTCCATGTGGTAGTAGCGATAGTTACCATTTTCTGCGCAGCAGCCACAGCCACTATGCGCGTCTTTAATATGGCCTGCTGTATATTCATAGCCTTAACAGTCTTAATCAGACTGCCTATGCCCATCGCCGCCATGCCTATTTGTGCCGTCAAATCCACATAGGGCCTTACATCCGTGTAGATAGCCGACAAATCTATAAGGCTGGTTAGTCCGTTCTTTATATTTTCCTGCGCCTGTATCTGCCTCTCCTGCTGCTCTGCCGTTCCCTGCGTGGCCGCTTTCACTGCGTCCATGTTCAGCTGTATGTTTGCCAGCGTTTTTATATACTCCAGTCCTGCATCTTCGCCCGGCCCACCGAAAATGTCAGCTATGGCAGTGCCTACGGCTGCGCTGCTTGCCGGTAGCTCGTTCAGTTTGGCCGCAACCATCTGCATAACGTCAAACGTGGTTATGCTCCCGGCTTGCAAGTCCGCCTGCACCTGCTCTGCGGATATGCCTATGTTATTCAACGCATCGGCAGTGGCTGTAGTCATTTCGCGTATGCGCAAATTACCCTCCTTGATAACATCCACGCCCTTGTCGGAAAATATGCCCTGCTGTGCAGCGTTGGTCGTAATGGCTACAAAATCCTCCGCTGATAGCCCGGCTTCCTTGAAATAGCGCGGATATTCTTTCAGTGTGTCCAGAAATTCGCCGTTTGCGTTTGCTCCACTAACAAACCCATCCTGCACTAACTTCATCGCATCGTCTATGCTAATGCCAAACGCTTTAGATAGGTTGTTTGCGGACTGTAGCACCTCATTAAAATCTGCGCCAAAATGTTCTGCCACCGCCTGCACGTTGTTGCGCAGTTTCAGCATTTCATCGCCTGTTTTCCCTGTCAGCTGCGTTATCATTATGTTAGCCGACTGTAAGCCCCTCATGCGGTCTGAAAACTGCGACAAAGCAGACGAAACATTGCCGATAGTGTCCGTTATGGCACTAATCGCCTGTACACCTTGGCTCCAGTTTATCAGCGACTTTTTAAGGTTGTCTGACTGCGTTATGGTGGACTGTATTACCTTTTTCAGCCCGTCCGCATCGGTTATCAGTTCCTTAAACTCCTTGCTGTCGCCGTCTATCTTGAATGTTATGCTAATAGTGCTTTTGCCTGCCATAGCTGCTGTTATATAAGTTCGTCACCTAATTTCTTTACCAAATCGGCCATCCGTTCACGCTGTTTGTCCGGCGTAATCCGTGCCTGCTGCTTTTTCGCTTTCGCCTTATCCCACGGAAAAGGCAGTAGCTTTTCCGGCGTTACCTTGTGCCGCTTATCCAAATGCGGCTGTATAACAATGGTAGCCAGTAGGCGCATCCGCTGCCAGTTGTCCTTAAAATCAGTATCGCGCTGCTCTGCATAGGCTTTATAGACTGCTGCAAATTCTTCAAAGTCCAGTTTGCAGAAATCGTCATAACTTAGCCGTATGCAGCCCAGCGCGACACCCAATAAATCAAATATGCCGTAGGGCTTCAGCTTTTTTTTTCTAACCCATCTGCATTTTCTCCATTTGTACCGTTGTTCTGCTGCATCTGGTTTGCCCATGCCGCCATATCTTCGGGGTCTAACGCATCGGCAAACTCCAAAAGCGACATTTTGAAATCCACGCCGTCCGCAGCAGACGCGGACGCGACACAGCAGTACAGGTAAGTACATAAGTCGGCTAAACCGCTGTTGGTAATCTCCGTTACCTCTTTGCCGGTTTCTTTCTTGAAACGCAGCATAGCCCCCATAGTTGGCCTACAGGGGTATGCCTTTCCGTTAATAGTAACCTCAACTTTCGCCATACTCTTAGCCTTCTGCGTCTGCGGTATTTTCAGTAATAGCACTTTCATTAAGTGTGGTAGGCTCACCGTCATTTTCCAGACTGATACTATAGGTGCTGTCATCCTGCGCCGGGTCTGTACGCTCCAGCGAAGTAATAACGCAGCCACCCTCCAGATAGGGTTCATCGCTGTTATCACGTTCCATGCACTTAACCGTTACCGGCTTGCCTGCTTTCCACAGCGCAAACAGGGTCTTAAACCCACATTCCGTTTCGTCATAGAATACCAGACCCTCGGCACTGATAGAGTACGACAAACCTACTACGCCTTTCTTCTTCCACAGTCCGCTGCTTAGGGCCGCGGACGCTACAGGCTTAACCGCACGCTCTTTGGTTTCGCTGTTGAATGTGGTAGTGTGTGTAGTGCAACTTCCAACGGCTTTGCCGTTTACATACAGCAGCATATCGCTACCGTTACAATATCCGTTTTTTGCCATATTCTTTATATCTTAACGTTAAACACTAATTGCTGTACATAGGCATCGTCCTGCCATGCTTCCTCGCTGTCTGCCAGATAGCAGCTGCGCATAACCAAACCGTCTTTCTCGCCCTGCGCTCCATCCAGCGCATCGCGCACGGCTTCCGCCAGTTCCACGCCCTCCGTATAGTGCTGCGTATAGCAAAGTATCTCAATGCCCACCGTGTCAGCACCGCGCCTGCCTTTTGCCGGTTCCTGCTCCAGTTGTGTACGCCTGTACACTATGTATGGCAATTCCGCGCTATCTTCCACCACTGGAAAGACTTTTTTTGCACGTGCGGCCACTTCTGCGTTATTAACCAGTATATCCCGGATAATTTCACCGGCACTTAAACTTGACTTACTTACACCCATACTTTTGCGCTATCTTTAAGACATTATCAGTTACCATATCGTGAATGTCGGCAGTAACAGTATCTCTTACGTCATTCAGCGTTTGTGTCATAAAACCGTAACGCCTCATGCGTCCCGTCCTGTGTGCAGACCTGCGCCGTGCGGCACGTTTGCCGCCGTTTCCTTTGGTCTTTCGCTCCTGCGTTCCCTCTTCCACCCAGATTAACACCGGCTTTTTGAGGCCTTGGCGGTTCGTGTGAAATCCTGCTTCGCCCTTGCCATTCTTCCCGGCTTTCTTTGTGCCTACCGTAACCCGAAATCCGGCTTTGCGCTTGAATACTATCGCACGCACGCCCTTTTCCAAATCCTTGTTAGAACGGACGCTGTTACGCAGATTGTTTATCGCCGTCTTTCGTACTTTGTTGGCTTCCCTGCGAAAGCCGCCCTTTATCGCTTGTAATCTGCGTTTTGGCTCCAATTCAGCAAATAACTGCTGCAAATTCCTATCATCGTAGGCTACACTTCGTGCCATAATGGTAACTATTCGTTTACTCGTTCACATAACAGGGTTTTATAGCCCTTTTCCAAATTCGGCACTATGTTCGTCACGGTATAAAGATAACCGCCCAGCTGCTGCACCCTCCAGTTTTCCTGTACTGGGTGCGCATCCCGTATGTTAAATTCTACGGTGTAGTCTGGAAAATGCTCCCCGACTTCCTCGCTTCGGCTACCTGTAGCCCTAACCCTTTCAGCCCACACGGTGCGCGTCTTGGTATATTCTACCTTTTCCGCTCCCATGCGGTCTGTGGTGCGCTTTGGCTCCAGTAACTCCAGCTTATATTTCAGTGCGCCCGCTCTCATTCCGTAACGTCATCTACCAGTTTGCGATAAGGTTTAATTAAGGCTTGCAGTGTATATGGCACTTCCGCCATCTGCACGCCGCTAACGGCTTCGCGCTGATTGTACCAGTGGCCGGCGATAAGTAAGACCGCCTGCTGCAAAGTGGCCGGCAAATGCTCTCCGTCACTCATTGCCAGCAGCTCGTCTGTGCTGCGGTTGGTTGCCGTGGTAACATACAGTTCTGCCGCATCCAACAAATGCGCTAAATACTGGTCATCATCGCTAAAGTCATCAGCGCGGACGTGCGATTTAAGTAGTGCTATATCCACTGTAGCCATAATCAAACAATCTTATAAAACTAAACCTATGTTCCTAATCTCATTAGCCGCCTACACCTGCTGCGACTTTGCACTTTGCCAGCGCAAAAGCCTCTGTGCGCAGCGTGGTAGTGCCGTAGTTCACATTAAGCACGAAATCCACAGCGTCTTTACGTGCCTGGCTGTACGGGTCAATGATAAACGAAATATCGCCAAACAGACCCATAGGCTGGTAACGCCAGTCGCCCAGACCTATAAAGCCCTCACCGATATAGTTTGTAGTGAATACCGGCAGACCTGCGATATGGTCGTTTTCACAAACCATAATGCCACTACCTGCATCTTTCGGGGTTGCCTCGGCGATAGCTTTCTGCGCCTTAGTCATAACCCAGCAAAGGTGTTCACCATCAACGCCGGTAGCCAGTACCTTTGCCTTAACCTTGTTGAAATCCTTGAACGTAGGTTCGGCACTCACTTCTACCGGGCTACTTGCCAATGCCACAAACGGGCCTACCAGTGTCGTAGCACTTGTAACTTTCGTAGTGCTAAACATGATTTTGTTCAGAAGCATTGTAACCGAAAGCGGCATCAGCTTCTTAACAATCATTTCTACCACGCCCTCGGTCTGGTTAATCGCCTGCCGTGTAACCGGGATAGCGATACCGATACGCTGGGGCGAAGCGGTCAGTTTGGACATCGAAATTTCGGTGTCAGTCAGTGCCACGCCCTCGCCCTGTATCGTTGCCTCCACAGTTTCGTAGGTGGGCCAGATGTAATCACCTGCCAGACCTGTAGGCATAGGCAGACCGACTTTATCCAAAATCAGCCCCTCTACCAACGGGTCTAAAATGTCCTGCACCTTAACAGGCACAATTCCACCGGCGGTAGTGTCGGCCACCATCACCAAATCACGCACCAGCATAATTTGCGTCTGACGGCCTGCTGCCACGTTCTCACGGATAATGCGGTTTGCCTCCTCCACGGTGTTAGGGTTCTCGCGCAGCTTCTCCACCGCCACTGCCTGCATCTTCATTTGCAGCAGTTGGTTTTCACGCAGTAGCGCGTTATACTCGGCGGTTTCCGCTTCTGTACGCTCGCGCTGCTCTCTTTCGCACGCATCGGCTATTTCACCGATACGGTCGCAGTTGGCCTGATACTTATTAACCAACTCACGCACATTTACCGTTTTTTCCTTTTTCATACAAAAACTAAACTTTAAGTGGTTAAACATTCGTTATAGTGATAGCGTTGCAGCACGGCGCATTTCACGTACTTGCTCACGCACTTTCTTTTCCCTTTCCTCTTTGCCGTCCGGCTGTTCCTGCTCTCGCAGTTCCCTAATCAGTTCGCGTACCTCTGCCTCGCAGTTGGTGTCTGGATATGCAGGGTCAGCCGCCAGTGTGAAATCATATATGCCGGTTATCACGTTAACCGTGTAGGTTATGATAGTCTTGCCGTCCACACGCTGCACTGTTCGCTGCACATACGCACTGTCGTAGTAGTGAGTGCTGAAAGCAAAGCTACAGCCGGATATGTCGCCGCGCCTTACCAGTTCCAGTGCCTTGTCACCATCTACCGTGTTCGGGGCCTCAAACTCAAAGTACACGCCTTTGTCATCTACGCCGTATTTCAGTGTGCCTGCGCCGTTCTTGCTCCGCGCCAAAATCAGCTGCCGGTCGTGAAACATTGTCATCTTAATGTCGCAGCCGTCCAGCAGTTCTTTAGTCACTGCCTCCGGCGCAATAACTTCGCGTGCTTCCTCATCTTCCCAATCGTACAGCGGTGCGGACGGCACGCCAAACAGTATAGCGTAGCCGGTAATGGTTCTACTGGCCGCTTCACCCTCCGGGGCTTCACGCACACGCAAATCGGTTACGGTGTGCAGTATGCGGTTTATTACCGCGTCTTTATTCTTCGCCATTGCTTGTATCTCCGTTTTCGTCCGGTTCATTGCCCGGCTCTTGGTTAATATCTGGTTCGGGTTCTGCCGGTGCCTGTGGTTCCGGCTGCGTAGTCTGTTCCTCTATGCTTTTGAGGTTAGCCGACACCATAACGGTGTCGCCGCCCTCCACGGCTGGTTTGTTTTCTTCCTGCCGCCATTCGTTCACAGTGTACAGACCTGCGGCTATCGTCTGGGCTTGGTACTTAACACGACTATCCAAATCACACGCATACAGACCGCGCCGGTCAAACTGGAATTTCCGTTTACAGCACAAAGACGGTGCAACTAATTTCCTGTGCAGTTCCACTTCGATTTTGCGCAGCAGCGGATTTAGCGTGTTGGTAAGGAAAGCCACGTTAGCCATTTCCGCAGACTTGTAGTTATTGCTGGTGTCATCAAACACAAAGGACGGATGCACACCAAAGAAACGGCATATCTCGCGCACACTGAATTTGCGTGTTTCCAAAAACTGCATATCAGTGCTGCTTAATGAAATCGGGTTAAACTTAGCCTGCCCCGGCAGTGATACTATGCGCTCACCGTTTCTAAACTTGCTATCCAAATCTATAGCCGTTTTCTGTAGTTCCTTGTCTTGGTACTCACCAAAGCCGCGCACGCTCGTATCGTTGCTGACTATGCCCCGGACATTACCACCGTTGGCAAATCGGTTTAGCGTTTCTTGGTCGCCAATGCTGGTTATGCTTAATGATATGCGTGCAAACCCCAGCGTAGATAGCCCGGTTTTCCCGTCATAACTGTAGTTTTTGATGTGCAGTATCTCGCTTTCATCATACACGCCGCTAATCCCTGCGTGTACATCGTTAATCGTGTAGGTGTCGTTTACCGTGTCAT